GCGCCTGGTAATTTGGAGAAATGGTACAGACTCAACAAACTCAAGTGGCTCACCTTCAATTTTTGGAGATGTTATAATAATAAGTAAGTCTAAGGCTAAAATGCCTAAAGGCAACTTATTCTTATAATCTGTCACCCTATCTCGGCTCTCAATGAAAAGTCTTTGGGTTGTCTTTACTGCTAACCACTTGGCAAATGCCTTGAGGTAAACAGGATGGATATCCCAGCTTTTCTTAGTCCAGTCGTTTACGTAAAGCATAACTGCTTCACCTAAGTTCGACAGACCGCGAAAGTAAGATAGAAGTGATGTTACTAACTTAAGTTTTGGGCGGAAATGTTCGAATTTACGAGCATTTCAACCTAAAATCTTAATGAAGTAACTCTCCAGAAATTGATCGACAGGAAGTTTCCAGTCTTTACCTCACAGCTCGTTAAGGAGTATTCCTACTCCTTCTACGGGAGAATTTCTTCTCTCGTATAGAGCCGCTATTGGTAAAGGGGATACATTCTTGCCATGGATAATAATTTGCTTAGCAAATTCATATACGAAGGGACTCACATGAGTCTTGTCTGGTGAGAATGGAATGTCTCATGACACCAAGTATTCTTTATACGCTTTAGCAACTTTATCGTCAGCGATGACAATATCGTCGCCTAAAAGCATATAAGGACATGTTTCCCATTTTATCCTAGCTTTTCTACAGCTAAGATAAACTAAGAAATGATGGCAAACTGCGAAGGTTGCTCATGATGAATACATACCCATTGGGTTACCAGTTGCATAACGTATTATGCGATTTTGGTACTCAAAAGGTAAGTATACCATTATGTGCTTCCAGCAATCTGCATACTTAGCTCCAAAGAGAACTTTCAGGAGTAAGTGTTCAACATGAATAGGAAATCTATCTGTAGCTGCGGATAAATCCACACTATGGAAAGAGGACCCTTCAGTTGGAACAAGCTTACCAAGAAGTTTCCCTTGGTCATGAGTGCAATCCTGTTCAATCCTACGAAGTAGCCTAAAGAGATAGTGGTGCAAAGGCTTTAAAGCCGTTTGTGACCAGTAATCTCCGATGGCAACTTCGCGAGTTTTACCTTCTTTATCATTGATGATGCTGATCTTCCTAAGAACCCTGCTCCCTGGTCGGGAGCACAGGTTTAGGAAGAAATCAGGCACTATCTTGAAAAGATAGTAAAACTTGTGCATACAGAATTCCAGCTTTCTCCCTCCCAATGTGTAAATACATCGGGCTAAGTGAGTGGGAATTATATGAAGATCTAAAGCACTAGTCCAAAGGGCATGGCCATTTGGACCAGACTTAGATGTCATATGAAATCCCCTAAATCTCACGGAGCGAGGTGGTTTTCCCATATGCTTATGGCGTAAACCCAGTTTGTTCTTAAGGAAGAAGAACATGTCTTTTTCATAAGAATCGAAGAAGTGAACCTCTCTAGAGGGCTTACCTTCAATTGTATGAAAAGACGGTTCTCCTTTTAATCTAAGACCGCGAGTAATATAAAGACCAGTAAGGTATAGCCTAATAAGGGTATA